TTTGAAGATGTAAAGGAGGTGTCATGATGGAGGCGTTGTTTGAAGGAACACAGATGACGATTCAGATTGGCATGGTTGCCATCATTATCGTTTTTTGGGCCATCATCATCGACCTGGTCTCAGGGATGTACAAGGCTTGGTACCGTAAAGAGAAGTGGAAGAGTGATTACCTGAAGCGAACGGGGTTCAAGTTCGTCTTATACCATGGGTGCATGCTGTTGGGATTACTCATCGACTTATTGATTCATTTCTCGAAGCTTTACCTGTGGTGGGGTTGGGATATGGTCTACGGTCTGCCTCTGATAACGTTGGCGATCGGCATATTCTGGTGTGTTGTCGAGTTCCTGAGCGTAAGGGAGAAGGCTGATGAGAAGGTTCATTCAGAGATAGCGAGAGCAGAGAGATTGGCGAAGCAGGTGTTCAGCCGTGAAGAATTGGTTGAGATTTTGGCTGAGGCGATGCGCAAGTCTGTTTTAGAAGGTAAAACAAAAGAAACATTATAAGTTATGGCAGATCTGGAAAAGTTGTGGCCGTACATTCTCAGTTGGGAAGGCGGCTTCTCGAATACGAATGGAGACAAGGGTGGTGCTACGAAGTATGGTGTCACGATCTCCACGTGGAAGGCCCAAGGATATGACAAAGATGGTGATGGAGACATCGATGTGGACGATCTTCGAAAGATTACGAGCGAGGACGCGATGGAAATCTGTCGGAGGAACTATTGGAATCGATGGAAGGCTGATGGGATAAAGAGTCAGTCGGTTGCCAACCTGCTTGTCGACTGGGTGTGGGCTTCTGGTTCTTACGGCATAACCATCCCCCAGAGGGTTCTCAGAGTCAAAGCTGATGGAATTGTAGGGCCGAAGACGTTGATGGCTCTGAACGGGCGCGATTCACGTAGTCTGTTCCAGGAGTTGAAGGCGGCGCGAGCTGAATATATCAGAGGGATTGTCAGAAGAGACCCTTCACAGGAAAAGTTCCTGGAAGGTTGGCTAAACAGGTTGAAAGGCATTTCCTTCGGACAGTTGAAGATGAATACCGTTCCTACGGAATGGATAAAATGGTTGGAAGAATGAAAAAGTTTCTGTTTGTTATCGTGCTGGCGTTGCTGGTGGCATCGTTGGCGCTGAATGTGTTCGTGATGTCACGGAATCCGAAAGTCGAGAGGTCGGAGAAGGTCGTGGTGAGAAAGGACACGGTGAAGGTAGTAGAGCCGAAGATGGTTAGTCAGAAGCCTGTAGAGATTGTTGTGGTATCAAGTCGCAAGATGTCTGAGGGCGAGCCGATGCCGGAGGTTCAGGTGTGTGACAGTGATACGATTGTCAGGGTGCCGATTCAACAGAATGTTTATTCTGATAGTAATTATGTGGCGTATGTGTCAGGGTATCGGGCGAAGTTGGACAGTATCATGATTATCAACACGGAGAGGACTCGGACAATCAGAGAGGTTACAAAAGAAGAAAAGCCTCCCAACCGATGGAAGGTTGGAATCATGGCAGGATATGGTGTCGGCCTTCTGGATAGGAAGCCACAGCCGTTTATCGGAGTGGGGGTTACGTTTACGTTGTTCTGAGATTTTCAATTTTTTGCTATAATAACGAGAATGGGAGCTTATTTGCTCCCATTTCCTTTGCTATCCTTTCCTTCCTCATCTTCCTGTGTAGTTGGAGGCGAGGCGAGGTTGTCGAGTATGGTGCGGATTGCTGTGTCTGCGTGGCGGCGCATGATTTTGAGATAATTAAAGATGGGTCTGCCGGACTTCATGGATTGTCCGATGCAGTATTCAAGCGTTTCGAGTGATATGCCGAGGTCAAAGCCGTGCTGCACGAAGGATTTTCTGGCGGTGTAGAAGCAGACGCGTTGCCATTGCTCAACGCCAGCTTTATGGGCTACGCGCTTGATGTCGCGTGTCACGATGTTCTTGAATGTGTCGTATGAGCCTTTGGTACCGAAGTCGAGGTGTCCTGTCTCAGCGTTCATGTGACGCTTGATGAGAGGGAAAGCCTCTGGTGGGATGGTGAATGATATGGTGCGGTTGGTCTTTTTCTTATTCCTGGTCTTGATTCTGATATATTCCATTGTCTGCTTGTTGCGGAAGTCGTAGGCCATGAGGTCGATGAGGTTGATACCGCCCAGATAGTAAGATAGGATAAATAGGTCGCGGGCTTTCTGCTCTCCCTTGAATGGCGTCTGATAGTCTCTGATGAGAATGATGTCGGAAACGGGGATGTCGAGCTCACGAGGTTCTGGTGTGATGGTTGAGTAGTAGGCGAAGGGGTGAACATCATATTTGATGATACCTTCCTTGATGGCCTTGTTGACAACGGTCTTAACCATAGTCATGTTGATGGATTCGAGGGAATCGGATGCCTTCTGTCGGCGGAACCATCGCGAATAGTCTGCGATGAGTCTGGGTGTTATCTCAGAGAGGAACACGTCACCGCCTGTAAATTCGAGGAATTTCTTCAACTGGTATTCGCGCATGATGGCGGTTGTCTCTCTTCCGTCTTTGCGTAGTTCATCGATGGAGAGCCGTGTGTATGTGGCGAAGGTCATATCATTCTGCACGGGTTGCATGTTCTGAAGGATGTCACGAAGCTGCTCACAGGTGTATTGATTCGGTGAGAGCACTCTGTCGAGGCGGTTGTCATAGTCTGTGAGAAGCTGACGAAGTTTCAGGTTGATGGCGGCAGCGTCTGGTTGGCCAACGACCTGACCGTTGACAAAATGGGAAAGGCTTGTGACCTTGTATTTGGTGACGATGTAATGGGTCTCGGATTTGTGTCCGATGGATATTCTGATTTTGTAGGAGCCATCTTTGGCTTTTGTATGTTTTAGGACTGCGAGTTTGATAGTGGTCATGATGTGTTATTTTTAGAAACGAATAGAATCTATTCGCTCAGTGGTCCAAAAGTGGTCTAAACGAATATTTCCGACCATATCCATTTTGTGTTGAATATGACCGGAAATGCCTGTTTTTACGGGGTAGGGACGATCGGATTCGAACCGATGACCTCTTCAATGTGACAGAGTCATGCATTGGCCTGGAATTGCGGTGATTTACAGTTTGTTATACGGTAATTTAAAAATGAATCTATTCGTTTTTTCGCGAGTGAACGGTTATTTTCCCCGAAAATTGGCATGGCAGACAGCAATTCGTTCAGCGGTATAGTTATAAGACTCACGGGCAGAAAACAGCGCAAACTCAATTTTACGGTAATACCTTTTTTTCTTTTTATATTTCTTTTTTTATATATATGGTTCTTTTTATACTTAAATACTTAAAGATAATTATATAAATAAAGTATATACGCGCGCGAAAGATAGCTTACAGGTCAATTTTTGGTACTGAATCAGTTTTACAGGTCAATTTTTGGTACTGAATCAGTTTTACAGGTCAATTTTTGGTACTGAATCAGTTTTACAGGTCAATTTTTGGTACTGAATCAGAATCCGTCATGGAAATCTTTGTTAACATGTAGGGCATCTTTCAGGATGGTGAGGTCTGTGCGTATCACTTTGCCAGCTTTGTCTTTTTTATATTCCTTATCGATGGTAGATGTGGAAGTCTGAATGCGTATCTTTGAGAGTCCTTCATTGGCTATTGTATGAATCTGTTCCAGTGTGATGTCGTATGATGGAGTTGCTGAGTAGTCGCTGAACACGAAGCCATTGATGTTATGCACGTCACGGACACACCCATCGGCAGTATTGGCGCTATATAGCTCGATGATTGTCCCGTTGAATGTTTTGATAAGAAGAGCAGATCGCTTCGGGATGGTGATGGGGGTGGTGGCTGTCGCTTTGATGTTCAGGGTGAAGGTGGTGTCCTGTTTGGTGTATGAGGTGAGTCCGATAGAGAGCACTACCTTATCAGATGCGTTCCGGCATGTTTCGAGGGTCGTGGAGATAATGCGGAGTCCGCCCGGTTCTGCCACGTCCTGGGCGATCTGTTGTGCGCCCAGGTTCATGGAGAAGAGAAGGGAGAGAGAAATGAAGGTGTGTCTCATGTTATATCTGTTTACGTTGGAGGCTGCCCACAACCTTATATATAAATAGGATGTTATCAACGGGGATGTCACGATCTGGATAGAGACGTTCCCCATCGGGCTTGGTGTCG